CTTTTGTTTTTTCAAGCAGAAGACGGCATACGAGATACATCGGTGACTGGAGTTCAGACGTGTGCTCTTCCGATCGACGAGCAAAGAAAAAACCTTTTTTGGCACTTGCCGCACCCGTTGCCTCACCAAGCAAACTTTGATTGAAATTCTTTATGTCACCAGTTGTGCCGTGATACCAATCATGCTCATAACCTTGTTGCAATGATCTTGGATAAGACTCTAATGATTGATCAACTTTTGCAGCCCGTTGCTGTGCAAGTTCCAATGCCTGTTGTTGCGGATATGGTGACGGCATTTTCTTCCCAGGCGGCACAACATACATAACTTGAGGCGTGATAGGGCCAAGCAAGCCACCCTCACCCAACATGGCTTTGTTGATCTCCGATCCAAGCAAACGACCGTAACCCTTTACGGCAGGACCGATCACAGGCAAACCCTGCAACAACCCACCACCAATCAAACCGATCTCAGCAGCTCGCTGGCCAGCTTGCTTTGTCTCTGGGTTATCAAACACGCTGTAACCCAGCTCATCAGGGGCGGTCCCTAAAAGCCCCTGCATGAACCCGTAGGTGCGCGGGTCAGCAATGTCTGAAACATTGCGTGCCTGGGCGATCTGACGCGCTCTGGCACCCTGTCTTGCGATATTCGGATTACCAAAATATGCCTCTGTCGCCATCATTGCACCTTAATCTGCTAGTAAGCCGGGAACCAATTGGCCTGCGCTGGTGGAGGTTCCAGCAGCACGGGTTTGCTGTTGCAGCGCACGCTGACGCAGTTGATCCATGAGTGGGGTCAATCCTAGCAAGAATTCTTGCTGTTGCATGAACCTCGGATCAAGCACGCTGCGAGCCACTTGCTCTGCCACATTCTCATTCATGCCTTGCAGGCGTGGTCCAAGTTGGCGCATCAAGTTCATGGCACCACCAGTGATGTTGCCACCAACCATCTGGGCACCAGCTTGCAGCATCTCTGATGGTGACTGAGCCTGCAATTCGGCAATGTCTTGCTGGATCGGCGCAGTTGGCGAGCCACCCTCGATGCGGGATCTGGTCACGGCCATCTGGCGCTCACGCTCCAAGTTCTTGATGAATGCCTCGTACTCGCCTTGCGAGTTGAAGACAGTGCGCATACGGTCACGCATCTCACGCGAGTTCAAGAATTTGTCAGCGATGTTGGCCGTCTCGCGCATCCCATAGATCTCGTCACGCAAAGACTGCACCGCACCAAGGCGATACATCTGCTGCTCGGCATCCCCTGGGAATTTCTTAATCTCACGGTTGATCTCTGCCGGGGTCTTCTTCAAGAAGTTCTTTGAACCCAGCTCGAGCGCGTCTTTGAGCAGCGATTCGCTTGCAAATGTGTTGACGGCATCACGATAGACTGGGATGCCAGTTTTTGGATCAGAAATCGCATTGAGCAGATCCATGCGCAGAGTATCCAGATCATTTGCCCGGCTACCCTTGCCAGCTTTCCTGGCCTCGTTTGCCATGTCTCCAACATACTTATATGCCTTGTCCAGCAACAGCATTGAGTTGGCAGGCAGATCGGCATACTGGGGCAGGCCGCGAGCAGTCTCAATGGCAGTCTTTATGTCCTTTGACTTGGCAAGCAGCTCGTCAATTCTTGGAGAGTAAACCTCACCCGCCTCAAATGCTTGCTTGTACAACGGTGCAGCTGCATCTTTTCTGCGCTGGATAATTTCTTCAGCAACGTCACCAATGTCACGCGCACCAATGGCCGTAAGGTCGGTAATGTCTTGAGTGATGCGCGGCCCAGCGCCTGCTGCACGCTCGGTCAGCATCTGACGCACCTCTGTCTGTGCGCCTTGTGGGATTGCCATTGACCCGCGTGCCAGGCGGCGCATGGCCTCACCACCAATGTCAGCCAACGTCTCATCTCTGGCCCCCAGGGTACGCACCACGGCAGCCTGGCGTGCCGCCAACTCATCTGGTGAAAGACCCTCTTGGGCCAACTTCTTGGCAATCAGTTCACGCGCCTTGGTGGCAGCGTCAACGGGTTTCGTTATGCCGGTGGCTTGTGCAAACTTGCTTGCACCGGCACCAATGGTGCTGGTTACTGCTGGCGCGGCAGCACCAAGAACACCCCCAAACCCACCGCCAATCAGTCCACCCATGACCCTGCTCTCAGGGCCACCAGTGGCACCGCCAGCACCGGCAGCCGCACCTGATGCCGCGCCATAGCCCATACCCCTGAGAGTCATTGATCCAAGGGTTGGCAAAGCAGCAGCCGTGCGAGCCGCACCGGCAGCGGCAGCGGGTGCCGTGGCACCGCCAGTGAATGGAGCTGCAATCAGTGCAGCAGCCGTAGGCAGCAAACCGCCAACAAGCTCACCCGTGAAGGCGCGGCCTGGGTACTGCTCTTCGTACTGCTTGATGCCAGCGCGGACTCTGGCCAGTTCTTTCTCGTATTGCGACTGCGGTGCCTGACCAGTCACCAAACCACTCAAGGTCTGCTGGGCATCAAAAGCGCTCATGCCTTTTGACATTAAGGCACGCATTGCAGCCTCAATCTCGTCAGCAGTGTTGAACGTCAAGCCTTGAAGTAAGGATCGGCCAAAGCCTGCCTCAATGGGTGGGCCGCCAACCTTTTTGGCGCTGGCGACTGCTGACTCAAACCTGGTCGGGGTGTATCCCTCAGACTTTAGGTATCCAACAATATCAGACTGTGGCGCATTTTGCGCTTGCATCTTGCGTACATTTTCTTGCACGCGCTCAATATTTGATTGATCAGCCATTATTGCGGTGTGGGTGTAAGGTTATATCGATTTGTGTATGAAGACCTGCCTTGTGGCTGCGCTGTACCAGTTGCTGGTAAAGCAGCCGCCTCGGCAGCAATTTCAGCAGGCGTCTTAATGCGCTTAAATGGATCAAACACAATCTGATTCGGATTGAGCTTGTACTCTTGAGCAACATTGGTATATCTTTCGATCATGTCATTTGACAATACTCTCTGCGACTCAATGATGTTGCGAGCCTGACCCAGGAAATCATTCCTGATGTTTTCACTGATGCGTTGACCATTCAATGCGCGGTTGTACATATTCCTGACGCTGTCAGCAACTCCACCGGCATTTGCGGCGGTTGCAAATTCACCCTCACGCACAACTGATCCAGGATCCAAAACTTTCATAAATCCATAGATCAATGCAATGTCACCAGCACTTGTGTTGTTCTTTGCGGCAGTCTCGATCTTTTGATATGCCTGCGCCAGTTCAACAAAAGGTTTTGCCTGTGCAGTAAATTCAGAGCGCAGATCTTTCTCGTTGCCGAATGCCTTGCCAGTTCCAGGAATGATGGGCTGGGGACCAGTAGGTGCAGCAGCGCCAGCAGCCGGTGCCGCAGGTGCTCGAGGTGCACCACCTGGGACAGTGGGAGCTGCAACAGCACCAGGCGCACCAGCAGGCGCAGGCATGGGCGCGGCCAAGCCAGCACCTCGGCCAGCGCCGCCGACTACGTAGTAGCCCGTCTCTGCACCACCAACCACTTGAGGTGCAAGACCCACATTGAATTGCTGGCCTGCCGTGACTTTGTTTTTGTCAACCGCAATGACTCTGTCACCCAACTTCTCAAGCACGATTTCTCGCGGAGGTCCAAAGTCAGTGATGGCCTTCATAGCTCCAGACTCGTAACGCTGCACCTGGATTGGTTTTCCAGCAGCATCAGTCATCATCATGGGCGTACCAGTTGGCTTGTCCATCGGTGCAAACTCTGACGGCACAACCTTAAAGCCACCAGTCTTGGTGCGCTGCACTGCTTGGCCTTGAGCATTGAAGTAAATGTCGCCTTGAGTCTCTTCAAATGTCGGAGACAACTTTTCGGCCATCTCTTGGTAACGCTTGGCGTCTTCACCTCGATTAAATTCGGCCATAACGTCTGCTAATTGCCGATACTGGTTAGCTTTGATGACGTTTGCTGGAATTGCTGGAGCAGCAGGCGCTGCTTGTCCAATTAACTCAGCACGCTGTACAGTGGGTCCAGCAGGCAGTCCAGGCATGGAAATAGCCTGCTCAGGCGTAATGGGTGCGCCTGGAGTTGGCATCTGAGCTACGCCACCACCGCTAAGGATCTTGGAGATACGTTCTTGAAGAGCCTGGGCACGTTTGGCCTCGTCCAACTTCTGACGTGTCAGCAGCTGCTGAATGGCACTCTCTTGAGCCTTGCCATATGCGCCAGTCCCAGCCTGCAAGCCTGCACCAAGCGCCTGGCCAAGGGATATGGGGGTTGTTGATGGGCCACCTGCTTGGAGCAGGGCCGCAGCCGTGGACAGCAGCGCTTGGCGCTGCATCGACTCTTGCTGTTGAGGCGTCAGGTACTCACTCAGGGCAGACGTGCCGCCGCCAAAAATGTCACCCAGCAAGCCCATGTTCATTGTTGCCATGATGTTTGTTCCTTAACCCAAGCCCAGCAAACCGCCAAGGATTGCGCCATAACCTGCATACTGAGGGTTGGTAGTTCCACCTATCAATTTGCCCAATTCGGCACCACCAAGAGCACCGCCAAGACCACTCACGGTTGGGTTGCGGTAAATCGGCGTGGTTGTCGTGCCGCCAAGGTTGGGCACGTTCTGCCCCAAAGCACTGCCAGTCAGGCCAAGGCGCTCGGCAGCCAGGTTGCGTGCAGCGTCAAGCCGCGCCTGAGCCAACTGCTGGCGCTGCTGCTCGGCAGTCATCACGGCCTGCGCACCCGTCATGCCAAGGTTTTGCTGCTGGGCACCCAAAGCACCCAACTGGCCCACGGCAGTCTGGCGAATGCCTGCGCCAGCGATTTGGTTGGCAATGTTGGCCCTGGCTGCCTCCATGGCCCTGGCCGCATCAGTCTGGCCAAGCCCGGCAGCCGTGGTGAACCCGGCAGAGCGCAACTGGGCCGCAGTGTTAGCCGCTTGGCGCAAATAATCTTCGTTGGCCAAAGACTCAGCCACTGCCTGGCGCGAGCCGCCAAATGCCCTGGCCCCAACTGCTCTGGCCTGCTGGGCCTGCTGGGCAATCTGGCGCTGACGCTCAATGTCTGCCAGCGTACCCTGCACAACTTGCTGCTCGTAAGGGTTCTGGTATGCCCCCATGTACTGCGCACCCGTCATGGCCTGAATCTGTTGGGGCGTGTAGCCAGCCTCTGCCAGTGCCAGCTCGGCAGCCCGGTTGGTGGTCTGCTGACCAGCACCACCAATGCCGGTGGCCGTGAGCTGCTGCTCTGCCGTGGCGTAGCCAGGCGTGAAACCCTCAAACTGCCGGGTGCCAAGACCTGCCGCTGCGGTTCTGGCATCAGCCAACTGCTGCAAATATGCGGCCTTGATGTCAGGGTCAATGGACGTTGAGCTTGTTGAAGATGACGGCGTGCTGCTACCGCCCAAAGCCTTTGCGGCCAAGCCTGCGCCAGCCAATGCCAAAGATGGATTTGCTTTTGCAAAATCCAGTGCGCCAGTAAGCAATCCACCAATACCACCAGCGCCAACAGCGCCAGCACCACCTGTCATGGCATCCAAACCAAGACCCATGTCAAATGCGCCTGTTGCAGCACCAGCAGTGCCAGCTCCACCCAATGCATTCATGATGTATGGGGCACCAAAATATGCAGCAGTGCCAGCCGCAATCAATGGTGCATTCTGAGACAAGCTCAGGTCTTTATCCACCTTTGCCAGAGCATTGCTGGTGCTGCCAATTGGATCTTGGACAAAACTAGTTGCGGCCTGTCCTAATTGATTTAATGCGCCCATTTGAACCTCAAAGTTGCTTCGTATGTTCTGAACAATCCATCATCAATCTTCTTGATCTCTGATGGGTAAGTGAGTTGTGCAATCAATTCATTGATGCGCGGGTTGTCGTAGAACGTGACGGCATAGTCGTACCCATGCTCCTTCAAGTCATCAAGGTACTTTTGCACATTTGACACAAGGTCTTTTGCACGCTCACCATTGATGCAATGAAATTCAATGCCGTTTTTCTCGATCTTCTTTGTCAGGATCAGAGTGTCACCCTGACGCACAACAAAGTTCCCCGTCTTGGGCGCATTCATCAAACCATCAAAGTAGGCATCAACCGTCACGGCAAAGCCGCCATAGTTCTTCGCCAGGTCTTCGGTGAGAATTTGCCTAATGTCTTTCATGGTCAAATTTTAAGCCTCAACGCTTGCCAGCGGCGATCACGTCCAAACGGTTGATGCCGACTCTCCAGTCATCGAGCACCGCCCCGGTATACCTGACCTTGACCTGGCGACCAGTGAACCGCACGTCTGTCGGCTGGCTTGCCGCATAGGGGCCGTAAGTTGTCTCTGTTGAGGTCGGATACATTCGCGTTTTGAACGACACAACAACCTCGCCCAGGGTCTGCTCGTCAGGAATGATTTGACGTACCCGCATCACCTGCTCACCTGTTCCGATCTCCACAGGACCAGACTCAGCGTAAGGCGCGACAGAGTCATAAGCAAACCCAACCTCGTGCTCGTAGATGTACCCGTCAGATGAAACCATCAGTGGGTTCAAGTAGACGCCACGATCAGTTCCAGCGGTGCGCGACAGAGATCCAATCGACCAATGGTTCTCGCGGTAGTTGTAGGTGACATATGAGTCATTTTCATTTGACTGGCTTGACGGGTAAAACCAGATGATCTCGCCATACTTTGAGTTGTGGACGCAATAAATCTTGCTGGCCTGGTTGTAGTTAATGTTTTGGAAAATGTAGTCTCCAACATCAGAAACCAGTGGCTTGACATACCCGTCATATACCCAAAACCCTGACTTGCTCATCCAGATTGCTGCCGTGTCAATGGCCGCAACAGACTGCGTGGAGATCAAGCCGCAGCCAGAACCGGCCTTTTCAAATGAGTAAACGTATGGCAGTCCAATGTAGGTGCCAACGTGAACGTCAACATCTGTGAACAGTAAATTGACACCTCGAACGCGCTTGCCTGCCTTAAGGGTTCCAACACTTGCAAGCTCAAAGTCACCGGCCTGGTTGGTGGCTGCTGGCGTCCAGACGGTGTTGTTTTCCTGATCGCACCACTGAACCTTACGGGGGTTGCCACCCGCGCCCAGCGCAAATACAAAGCGCTCTGCCGTGGTCATCACGGCATTGCAGCCTGTTGGCGCGTTGGTGATGGCAGCGGCCAGGGTTGGAGTTGAGAATCCCAACTGCCACTCGTAGAGCTTGCCATCAGCGTCTGAGCACGCAACCAGGTACTCGCCCCAGGTATCTAAACTCCAGGTCGTGGCTGGCGTCACGGTGCCAGTGTCAGGCCTTGCTACACCATAGGCATAGTTTCCATAAGTGGAATACCCGTACCCGGTCTTGATGACGGCATCAGCAACACCGGCAGTCAACCCTGTCGGCGTAATGTCTTTGAGTGTGCCAGCCTCATTCATGGCGTAGAGCTTGGAATTCGTACCGGCAGCGATCCAGCGATCCCCTGAGTTGTCGCGCCAGGTGATCAATCCACGGCATGACCCGGTCAGTTGACTGCTCGATCTCTTGCGCCATCCACCCCATGGACGCAAAGTACCCTCAAACCAGCGAACCAGGTTGGCGTCAAACCACCGCCCGGCTGACTGATATTCAGTGCCGTTGCGGTACACGCCTGGGGGGATTCTGAGTGCGGTGAGTGCCATGATGGGATTATGCGGAAAGATTCGATACAAAACTCACGGTGGCAATCACTGAGGGGATCGCTGGCCTGGTTGGAGTTGTGCCTGCTGCGTACTGCTCAATGGACACACCAATGTCTGATGGCCGCCACATGATCTGGATATAGTCGTTTTCAGCCAAATCCACAAAATAATTCATGGATGCAACAGTGTGAGATGGATCTCCAGCAGATTTACGAGTTGACATACCAAACCGTGAGTTTGATTTGTCAATGTCAGTCCCATTTTTGCGAAACCAAACGTCAACGTCTTGAGTGTCATTTGTTGTGTTTTTGAATTGAATGCTAAATTGCACGTTGTACAAACCGCCCTGAGACACATTCAGACGTGATGTATTTGACAGAGTGATCCCATTTGAGTAGTCGGTCGTGTCAAATGTTATGGCGTAGGCCGTTGTCGTGTTGGCTGCCGTCTGGTCGGTTCCATCTTGAAACGCACCATAAGGCAGGTTCAAATACTTGCCACCTCGAGGCCCAAGGACCGTTGACAAGATATTGGTCAGCTTGCGAAAGTAGACCAGCAAGCCGCGATGGGTTTGCGCAGTCAGGCGCTCGTCATAGACCTGACCCGGTGAGGGTAGATCTGGCGGTGCCGGGGTTTCGAGCTGCTGGTAAAGGTTTGTCATGTCAGGACTGCCAAAGCCTCATTGGTGTGTTTGATGCGGTCTTCGAGGCCAATTGTCCCACCGTTAATCTTCTTGGTGAGTGCTGCCCAATCCCCCGCCTCGGCCAGGCGGTTGCAGTCATGCGTTGACCAGAACCAGCCTGCCGTCAAGGCAGCGTACTTTGGCGTGGCCACCAGTTCGGGCTGCATGACAAAGTCAACGCCCAGGGCCTGGCCAGCGTGAAAATAGTTGCTATGGCCGGTCAATTGGATGCAACCTCTGCCAGAAAAACGAAAACCGTCCCCTGACGCCTCGTCACGGTTTCCCATGCGGTTGGCATAGACCATGTTGGCAATTTTCTTTGGGTTGCCAGCGTACTGGTTGGCAACGTCAAGAGTAGGGAAACGCTTGGGCCACAACTTCATCAGAGTGGCTGCGCGGTAGTTCAAGTTCTCTTGCAGCACCTTGAAGTTCCCACATTCATGGCCGCACTGACCAATGAATGCAGCCTGCTGTCTCTTGGTGGAGATATTGAAACGCTGAAACGTTTCATTGAGCGCATCAACCCACTCAGGGCCAATGTGCAACTTTTTGAGTTGATCACTGTTTACCATTTATGGACTCTCTCACTTTGTTGTAGGTGTCGATGCAGGCATTGAGCTGGACGGTGTTTCTGTCTCCCTCGATGGCGATTGCGACAATACTTTTAATAGCCTCTCTGTAAGGGTCGGGTCTTTCTTCTCCGCGATCTCTGCTGGCAGGACTGGGATCTGGGGTGGCTGGTACGCAACTTGGGGAGGGCGGGACCGGGAGGCGCAACCGACCAGCATCAACAAGAGCATTAATGTCAGACTGCTTTTTATTGATCTCATTTTTGGCCTTTCGCAGGGTTTCGGTTTGATTGTTCAGTGACGCGGCCAGCTCTTGCTCTTTGGCGCGTGACTCTTCATTGAGCTTGGCAATGTGGGCCTGCATCTCAGCGTCACGGTCGTCATACCCGACATGATGGCCGTAAACGTAAGCGCCAGCAATTGACACCATGGCCGCGATGATCAGGTATGGATTCACTGCCCGGCCTCACGTCTGGCTGCCGCGATCTCCTCGCGGACATGATCGGGTTCCAGGTGCTCTGGTGGCGTGGTCGGTGGAGGCGGTGGAACCCATGTCTCATCAAGTGGCGGGTTGATCCACACTGGCAAAGCACCGCTGGGAGGCGCAGAAACAGGGATTGCAGGCGCTGGTGCAGCCGGGGCAGGGGAAGGTGTGGGTGCAGGGTTTATTGCGCTGCTGACGGCCCCAACGGCACGCTTGCCTACGATGCCGCCGATACCGCCAACAATGAGCAGCACGATGTCATTGAGCATCTTGGTGTAGGCTTGATC